TTACAATGTGATTTAGATTTTCAGTTGCCTTAATCATGGCATTTATTAACGCTTGGTTATTCATTTTATATTCTCCATATTTGCTTAGCGAAATTGATTTCATCTTCCCCCCATTTCCAATCGTCAATGTTGGGATAGCAACCATTTGCTAATTCATATTTATCATTTGAGTAGGACAAAAATTGCATAATTGAATATGCTATTTGCTCTACAGTTTCTATGTATTTCTGTACATTTCTTACAGTATGTGAAACTACCTTTTGGTCTTTGGCAGTCACGACAATGTAGTCAAGTATAGGAACACAATTCATAGCTTGCGCATAGACAGAAACCTGTCTTGCATGACCTTCAAATACTTTAGAAGGCGTTCTAGCAGTTGTCTTAATATCTCGTATAGTGTCACCATATTGGAGATCTATGAAGCCTATAATAGGCACTGGCAGATCAGGCAACTGTAACTCTATCTTCTTTTGATAATCTGTTGGTTGACCTAGATCGTCATAGAAATCTAATGCAGTTTTAAAATATCTTTGCAGTTTAGTTTTTTCCTCAAGATATTTATTAAGATTGATTTCTTGTTCAGGATAATTATATTCACATTCAGCTTTATATCCTGTGTACTGTGATTCTACAAGATGTAAGGACTGTTCTTCTGAATGTGGAGTTTCTTCATATCCAAAGTAAGCACCAATACCACGATCTACTGCACTTCCTCTCCACATGGCAGGACCACCACCATTTTTATAACCAAAAAGATAACGCATTATCCACATGGCTTTATCATCTAAGAATGAATTTATAGACGAGGGTGATAGATGTTCTATGCCGTGAACATCAAACGGATTATTGCTATTCATTTTATTGTTGGAATAGTGCCAACAGCAAAGACATTGCACTGATTGGTTTGCTCTATAAAATCAATCAACTCTTGTTGTGATTTCTTAGACCAAAAATGTGGCCAATAATCAGTTATATCTTTAAAAACTTCATCGCTTGTAAATCCTAAATTTAGTAGTTGAACTACTCTATCTACGATTTTAGTTTCAGGTGTAATTTTAGGTTTTTTCATTTTATTTTCTCCAATTTATTAGTTTGTAAATAAAAACCAAGTCCATTATAATTCATATTTGGAATAATTAAAACAAATTATGCAGTTAAAAGAATATTTAAAATCTAAAAACTATACACAAATGTCTTTTATAAAAGAGATAGAAAATGAAAGAAATGTGCGTATACCACAAGGCACTTTAGCTAAGTGGATAACAGGTGTAAGAATACCAAGAAAAAAAGAAATGATTTTATTGGTAGAGGTTACAGAGGGCAAAGTACAACCAAATGATTTTTATATGTAATGAAGATAGGTTTTACTTGTGGTGCGTTTGATCTATTGCATGCAGGTCATGTAGTTATGCTGAAAGAGTGTAAGGAGAATTGTGAATATTTAATTGCAGGATTGCAAACTGATCCAACGATAGATAGAAAAGAAAAAAATAAACCAGTTCAATCAATGTATGAAAGATATATACAGTTACAAGCAATTAAATACGTTGATGAAATTATTCCATACGATACAGAAGATAGCTTGGTAGATTTACTTGAATCCACACCTATCAATATAAGGTTTATTGGCGAAGATTATAAAAATATCAGCTTTACTGGCGAAGGTTTACATAAAACTTTTTATACAAGCAGACGTCATACATTTTCAACAACATCACTCAGAGAAAGAGTACAAAAACAGGATATTTAGATGCAAACACAAAATATAAAAATAGAAAAATTGAGTCCATACAAAAACAATGCAAGAAAGCATACCGAGCAACAAATACAACAAATTGCTAATTCCATAGTTGAGTTTGGTTTTGTAAATCCAATTCTTATAGATGAGAACCAAATGATTCTTGCTGGTCACGGCAGATATATGGCGGCACGCTATTTGGAATTACCTGAGGTGCCTATTATTGAAATTAAAGACTTAACAGATGCACAAAAGAAAGCATTTGTTATAGCAGACAATAAAATAGCCAATAATTCAACGTGGGACGAAACAGTGCTTTGGCAAGAAATACAAGAATTAAACAAACTTGGTTTTGATCTAAATATATTGGCTTTTAATGAAATGGAGATCTTGCCTATTACTGATCCTAATGTTGTAGATGATCCTCTAGCAGAGTGGGAAAATATGCCTGAATTTATATCAGAGGACAATACTGCTCATAGAACATTGTATGTACATTTTAATAATGAAGAAGAAGTTCAAAAGTTTGCAGAATTGGTAGGTCAACAGATAACTGATAAAACAAAATACATCTGGTACCCTGTACAAGAAAACATGAACACCGAAAGTAAAAGGTATGAATGATCCTAAATTTCCACTTTATATACCAAGCAAAGGTAGATATGAATCAAGATTAACTTCTAAATGGCTTGATAAAATAAATGTACCTTACAAGTTGGTTGTTGAACCAGATGAGTATGATTTATATGCTGAGCAAGTATCTGAAAATAAATTATTGGTTCTTGATATGTCTTACAAAGACAAATACGAGTATTGTGATGATTTTGGAACAGAGAAGCCAACAGGAAGTGGTCCTGCAAGGAACTTTATATGGGATCATTCTGTAAGTCAGGGGCATAAATATCATTGGATAATGGACGACAATATACGGTCTTTTAGACGTATGAATAAAAATGAAAAGATAAAAGTTAACAATGGTTCTATGTTTGCCGCAATGGAAGATTTTGTATTGCGCTATAAAAATGTGGCTATGGCGGGACCTCATTATACTTTTTTTAGATCTGCGCGAAGTTCAAGTCCTCCGTTTACTCTTAACTCAAGAGTGTATTCCTGCAATCTAATTAAAAATGACGTACCTTTTAGATGGAGAGGCAGATATAACGAAGATACTATTTTGTCTTTAGATATGCTTAAAGAAAATTGGTGCACAATTCTTTTTAATGCCTTTTTGCAAGAGAAAATGACAACACAAACAGTAAAAGGCGGTAATACAGATACGATTTATGTTGATGGAACTTTAGATAAATCACAAATGTTGGTTAATGTACATCCTGATGTATCTGAGCTTAAGTGGAGATATGGAAGATGGCATCATTCTGTTGATTACAAAGTTTTTAAAACAAAGCTTGTAAGACAGGACGATCTTAAAGTTACAAAAGGCATTAATAATTTTGGAATGAGCTTGGTTGTTAAATGAGAATATTGGTAACAGGTGGCTGTGGATTTATAGGTAAAAATCTTATAAATAATTTGGTGGACAAACATTCTGTAATGTGTCTTGATAACAATTTAACAAGCACAATGGAAGAAACTGTTGCAGGTTGCGAATATATCTATGGCAATACAAAGGACTGCATGATGCTTTCTCATAATAATTTTGACCTTATCTATCATTTAGGAGAATACTCTAGGGTAGAAAAAAGTTTTGAAGATATAGATATTGTATTTGAGAATAATTGGAATTCTATTTACCAAGTTTTAAAACTAGCTAAAGATTGCAATGCAAAATTAATATATGCAGGTTCAAGTACAAAGTTTGGCGATAATGATACTAACTACAAAGAAAGTCCTTATGCATTTACTAAATATTGTAATGCAGAGCTTGTAAAAACATATTGTGATTGGCATAACATGAGATATGCAATTACATATTTTTATAATGTATATGGTGAAGGAGAGATAGATAATGGTCCTTATGCAACTGTAATCGGTAAATTTTTAAAGGCAAAAAAAGAAGGTAAAAAAGTCAATATAACTGGTGATGGTAAACAGGTTAGAAATTTTACACATATAGAAGATATTGTAGATGCTCTAATGATTGTTGCTGAAAAAGGACAAGGTGATAGATTTGGCATTGGCAGTGAAGTTTCATATAGTATTTTACAAGTTGCAGAGTTACTTGACCTTGAATACAGATTTATACCAGATCGCAAAGGTAACAGAAAAATATCCAGTCTTATAACCAAAAATACAAGAGATTTAGGGTGGAAACCAAAAAAAGACTTACAAGAATACTTAAAAAAAGTGCGTTAAAATATTCCAAAAAAGGTTTCTTTTTTTGTAAAACAATGTATAATTATTTATATGGAGGCCAATAAAGGGCTCCTTAAATTGAGGAAAATAAAATGAAAAATTCACTAAGCAAAGAAAAACAAAACCAGATAGAAAGATTTTGCGCTATTGAATACGCAATAGAACAAAACTACACCCCTTTAAAAACTGTAGATGTAGTGTACTATGAAAAAAGAGGATGGAAACCAATTTTGGAAAAGGTTGATCCAAAACTTTTTGATAGATCTAGGGTTGAGCATTTTTCTGAAATATTAGATACGGTAGATACTACTAAAATTAAATATTGTGTACATAACGTATCTGCAAAGAGATACAAAATAAATCAAAAATCAAAAATCTACAGACACAACTTTGAGATTGAACTACAGCTAGAACTAGAGGAGCAGGCATAAAGCCTGTTCCTTAATTTGAAGGAGATAAAATGAAAGAAAAAATATTACAAGAACAATCAAAGGAAAGTTTTGAAGAATACATAACCAAAAGAAATAAGTCTGACCTTTTTTGCACAGGTCAAGTATTCTATGAGGATGGTACAGTAGGAACCACATATCACAACGACAGCGGATTGATCGGATTATGGCATAACAGATACTGCTATATAATACCTGAGCGCCTACAGAAACGTACCAGTTCAGAAAAAAAATCTACAATAGCCTTATTAAACAGAGCATAATCATGGAAAATTTAAAAACACAAACAGTCAAAGTAGAGCTTACACTAAACGAATTAG